ACACCATTAGCGCCTACCTCTCGAATATCTCGGAAAAACAGGAGAAAGAGAAAAAGAGCAGCAAAGAGCTCGAGTCTGAAAAGCTGGAAGCTGAAGTCAAGCTGAAACAGAGCAAAGCGGCCATGGCCGTACTGGACGCCAGAGAAAGAGCCGGAAAAATGCACCGCAGCGAGGACGTTGCCGCCATGACGGAAGATCTTATTTTTGCGATCCGCGGGGCGCTATTGGCTCTGCCGGGCAGGCTGGCGGTTGACGTCGTTTCCGCGACATCGACGGCAGAGGCGTCCGAGATCATCCGCGATGAGGTTTATCGTGTGATGGAAGAACTTGCCGGATATGAGTATGATCCGGTTAAGTATCAGGACCGTGTACGGGAACGGCTGAAGCTGGAAAAGTTGGCCGGTGAGGATGAATGAGCCGGAAGAAATCCGAAAAGGCCGTTGTTGACCCGATCGCGGAAGCGAAGCGCTTAAACGCTGCCATTCGCCGCGCGGTGCAGGCGATCCGGCCACCGGAAAAGCTGACCGTGAGCGAGTGGGCCGACCGGAAGCGCGTGTTATCTGCGGAGAGCGCGGCAGAAACGGGACGCTGGAGAACCAGCCGGACGCCGTATCTGAAGGAGATCATGGACGCGTTCACGGACGCGCGGGTACGGAACATCGTGGTGGTCGCTTCTTCGCAGGTCGGCAAATCCGAATGTATCAACAACATGATCGGGTACGTGATTGACCAGGATCCCGGCTCGATCCTTTTTATTCATCCTACGACCATCGACGCGAAGGAATACTCCAAGCTCCGTATCGCGCCGATGATCCGCGACTGTCCGACGCTGCGGCAGAAGGTGGCCGACCCGAAAAGCCGGGACAGCGCCAACACGGTACTGCAAAAGGCATACCCCGGCGGGATCCTGACGTTGTGCGGTTCCACCGAGGCTCATGCGCTGGCGAGTAAGCCGATCCGCTACGTCTTTGGCGACGAGCGTGACCGCTGGGCGGCCAGCGCCGGAAACGAGGGCGACCCGTGGCTGCTGGCGCAGGCCCGGCAGACGACATTCTATAACGCGAAATCGGTGGAGGTCTCCACCCCGACGGTGCGCAGCGCCTCCGCAATCGAAAAAGCGTTCGTGAAGGGGACGCAGGAGCACCGCTGCTCGAGTTGTCCGCACTGCGGGGAGTATCACGAGATCACCTTCGACGATATCCGCTTTGAGTACGACGAGACGGAGGTCCGGCACGAAAAGACCTACACGGTCAAGCGCGTGTGGTACGTCTGTCCTTCATGCGGAGGCGTATCGACCGAAAGCGAGATGAAGCGGTCCGACGCGAAGTGGATCCCGGACAACCCGGAAGCCTACGAATCGCACCGGACGCGATCATTCTGGCTGTCCTCATGGATCAGCCCATGGTCCAGTTGGGACGAATCCATTCTGAAATTTCTGCAGGCCCGGGGCGACAGCAAGGCGCTGCAGGTCGTTTACAATACCCGCTTCGGTCTCCTGTGGGAGGATCGCGGCGATCTGGAGGACGAGGACAGTCTGATGGCGAGACGTGAGGATTACGGCGTTACTCCCGCCGGCGTTCCCGTGGAGCTGCCGGACGGGGTGCTCTGTCTGACCATGGGCGTGGACACGCAGGACGATCGAATGGAATTTGAGGTGGTCGGCCACGGTCACTTCGGCGAGACGTGGGGCGTGAAAAAAGGCGTCATCATGGGACGGCCCGATTCTGACGAAGTGTGGCAGGCGCTGGATGACGAGCGCGATCACATCTTCCGCTTCGTGAATGGGAAAGGCCTGAAAATCAGCCTCACCTTCATCGACGAAGGCGGTCACTATACCATGGAAGTGCGGAAGCGCTGCGCGGACAGGCGCGGCAAGATGGTGTTCGCCGTCAAGGGCCGCGGCGGCGCGGATATCCCGTATATCGCCCCTCCACGGCAGCAGAAGATCATGGCCGGAGGGAAACACATCGGCAACTGCCAGGTGTTCGAGGTCGGCGTGGACGCCGGGAAGGCGAAGATCATGGACAATCTCAAGATCAAAACGCCCGGCGCGAAGTGCTGCCATTTCCCGAAGCGTGACGATTACGGCAGCCGGTACTTCTTCGGCCTGCTGTCGGAACGGCTGGTGTATCAGCCGGAAAAGAAACAGAAGTTCGTGTGGGAGAAGATCCCCGGCCACGAGCGGAACGAGCCGCTGGACTGCCGGAATTACGCGAACGCGGCGTTTGCGGCGCTGTCGCCGAATTTGGATGCCATCGAACGGCGCCTGAAGGGGCTGGACCAGCCGAAGCCGGAGCCGAAAAAGGCCGCCCCGAAGCCGGAGCGGAAACAGGGGAACGCCTTTGAGCGGGCCGCTGACGCCTTCGACCGGAAATCCGGATCGTTTGACAAATACTATGAACAATTCTGAGGAGGATCGCCATGACGAGAGCGGAAGCCAAGTACCTGTATGAATATTACGCCGCGTTGGTCGACAAGCTGATGAAGGCCAAGCTGGCGCTGGTGGACGGCGGCGTCAAAAGCTACACCATCGACGACCGCAGCCTGACCCGATTCGACATCGACATGCTGACCGACGAACTGGAGGACGCCATCAAAAAGCGTGACGAATATGAAGCGCTGATGAACGGCGGGAAAAGACGCAAGGCGGTCGGATTCGTGCCGCGGGATTGGTAACAAAAAAAGCCCGCCGGTGAGGCGGGGCGTCCGATGGACATCATCTGATATATCCGGCGGCGAGGGCGATCAGGTAGCGGACATAGGGAGGCATTTCCCGTTCGCCCAGCGCCCATCCCTGCACGGTGCGCAGCGGGATGCAGAAGCGTCTGGCGCAGGTGGTCTGTTTCAGCCCCATGCGGGGCAGGAGTTCGCGGAATGGGTCGTTTGCGGTATGCCAGACGGCCTCCAGCGACGGGACAAGGGCAAGATCCGGCTCCGCGGTCTCATCCTCCGGAAGAAACGCGGAGGAGAGAAGTATGTCGGAAACGAAGGCGTCGGGATCGGTGTAGTTCTTCGCCTCGGCGAAAGCAAAGGAGAGTTGTTTTTCAGTCATGGCGTAATCCTTTCCAGCCCGTCAGGCTCTTCGGTGTAGTCGATTTGTTCCAGCGGATCGTCGCCGTCCCAGTCCTCCCTGTCGACGAGGACGTACAGCAGGCGGTATTCGCCGTTTAATTCGGGATCGACGTCTTCGATACGGCCGACAGCCTCGACGTGATCGTCGACAAGCGTGAGCGGCTGCGTGATCGTAAGCGGGACTTTTTGCGGGTATGCGGCAAGCATATCGTAAGGGTAGGGCAGGATTTTGCTGGTCCTGATCAGAACGATGGTTCCTGTAGCGTCATTCATTTGTTTTCCTCCTTCATGTTTTTGGAACAGGTCGGACAGCGTTTTTGCCGGCCGTTTTTGATAACGTAGGGCTTCCCACATTCGCAGCAGATATCGGTATCGCCGATATGCCGCGTGTTGAATTGGCGGCGGTAGGCGTTGCGCTCCTGCCGGTGAGCGGATTCCCACGCGGAATGGCGTTGGCTGTGCAGTTGTTTACTGCACTCCGGCGAGCAGGTGAGGGACGAGTCGGTGGGGATGAACGGTTTCCCGCAGACGGCGCAGGAGATCGGAGCGGACGCGGCGTTTCTTTCGTTTTTTCGTTTCTCCGGTGTGGTGTGGGCGGCGTTCCATTCGCTGCTCTGGCGGCGGTCGATCTCCCGGACGGCCTCTTCGGCGCAGTCGGGACAGTATTTCTGCAGCCCTCCGGTGACTGTGTAAGGCTTACCACACACGGTACAGATATCAAGCGAGCCGAGCTTGCGGGTCTGGCCGGCAGCTTTGCGCCGTTTATATGCGCTCGCCTGTTCACGCTGGCGTTCAGCGCGGCACTCCGGACAATACCAGGCGCGGGGGCCGCCGGGGAAGCGTTTGCCGCATTCCCGGCAGACGCGCATGGCCAGCGTGGTCTTTCGCTGGCTGGCGGCGCAGTCCGGGCAACAGGAGCTGCCCGGATCGCCGTCGTACTTATTGCCGCAGTATTTACAGATCTTTTTCATTCAGACCTCCTCGACGGTGGCCCAGCGCTCCGAGATCTCCTTATTGATCGCGTCGATCGTTTCCTGATCGTCCGCCATGTTCAGGGCGTCCCACGTGCCGTCGTCTTTGCCGACGAGCCACTCGTCCATGATCCATTCCGCGACGCCGTCCACACCGAACTGATCGTCAACGAAATAGGCCTCGCGGTCATAATCGTATTTGTAGCAATCAAGGATGTCGGCGGTGATGTCCACATTGTTGCCGGAACCGATCGCCACGCGGATCGTCTTTTTGCCGTCTGTGAAAGTAGTCATTGTTTTGTCCTCCGTCTGTCTTATTACATTTATCATTATACGCTCATTGTGCGTATTTGTCAAGTACTTTTTTTGAAATAAATAGTTTTTTTGACGCCGTAGCTCAGTTGGTGAGAGCCATGGTGCGCGGGTTCGAGTCCCGCCGGCGTCACGCGCGGCAGCCGAGGCTTTTGACTACCTTTCACTCGGCTGCTTTGTTTCTTAAACTGGTCGATTTCGACCCCTTTAAGGTAAAGGGCACCTCACATTGGCCCGCCGGTTTTTTGCGAGTGTTTCCGGCGGGCGCTTTCGGGTGATCATTTTCGTAGCCTCACGGAAATGGTCATGACAGATCTGCATTTTGCCGACGTCGGCAAAATGGTCTCTTCGCTATCGTTCGTTTTTCTGGAAAAGACGCACGATAGCTTTTTTTATAACACACCGAA